AAAAGCTCCTTATGCCAAAAGTTTTTGTGATATTTTTTCGGGAACAGCAACAGTAGCGAGATATTTTAAACAGTGGTACGAAGTATATTCTAATGACTTACTGTTTTTTTCGTATGTGCTTCAAAAAGGAACAGTTGAAAATGATGAAGTGCCTAAATTCGATGTGTTGAAAAGTGAGCTTAAGATTTCTGATCCCATAGATTATTTTAATACTATGGAGATATCTGACATGGAATCACTTCCGAAGGAAAAGAGATTTTTTCAAAATACTTATGCTCCTTGCGGTGGTAGAATGTATATCAATGATGAAAATGCTCTTAGAATCGACTATGCCAGAAATACAGTTGAAGATTGGTTTGAAAAGAAACTGATTTCTGAAAGTGAGTACTTTTATTTGGTGGCCTGTATTGTAGAAGGTGTGCCTTTTGTTTCTAATACATCAGGAACATATGGAGCATTCCATAAAAAGTGGGAACGTCGTTCATTCAAGAAATATGAGGTGTTCAGATTAGATGTTAATTCTAATGGCAAGAAGAATAAGTCTTATAATTGCGATGGTGTGGAATTGTTAAAACATATCAGTGGTGATGTTTTATATATTGATCCGCCTTATAACGGTAGGCAGTATTTGCCAAATTATCATGTGTTAGAAACAGCTGCTAAGTATGACTTTCCTGAAGTGAGAGGTATTACAGGACAGAGGCCTTATGAAAATCAGAAATCTGATTTTTGCTTAAAAACGAAAGTGGCGGCGGCATTTGAGGAATTGATAAAAAACGCACAATTTAAGCATATTATTCTCAGCTATAGTACAGACGGATTAATGTCTACAGATATCATTGAAGAGATTATGAAAAAATATGGCAAGCCTGATACTTTTAAAATATATGAGATTCCATATAGACGCTATAAGAGTAGAAATGCCACTTTAACTGATCAGCTTAAAGAGCTGTTGGTATATATTGAAAAGTAATGGTAGGTAAAAAAATGTATATAAAGTCTCCTTTAAATTATACTGGTGGGAAATTCAAATTATTGAAAGATATCATGCCGAGTTTCCCAGAAAAATGTGATTCTTTTGTTGATTTATTTACCGGCGGTATGAATGTCGGTATTAACGCAAACGCGAATAATATATATGTAAACGATCAGATAGATTATCTAATTGAGTTATATGATTATTTCCAAAAGACGAGTGTTGATGAAATCATTGCAGGGATTAAAGAGCTTATTAACGTTTATTCTCTTAGTCAACATAATGTTGAAGGATATAATAAACTGAGAGCGGATTACAATGCTCAGAAAAGTCCACTAAAGTTGTTTGTTTTAACCTGTTACGCTTTTAATCATCAAATCAGATTTAACAACTCTTTTAAGTTTAATACACCATTTGGAAAAGAGAGAAGCAGCTATAATGATAGTATTGAAAAGAATCTAATTAGTTTTGCTACAGCGCTGAAAGAAAAAAATATAATTTTAAGTAGTACAGATTTTAGAGAATTCAATTTTGATGTGCTTAAAGCCGGTGATGTAGTGTATTGTGATCCTCCATATTTAATTACGACTGGTTCATACAATGATGGTAAAAGAGGATTTGGAGATTGGGGAATAGAAGATGATAGGGACCTATTGCATCTTCTGGACGAATTAAATTCTAAGAATATAAAATTTGCACTCTCCAACGTTTTCTATCATAAAGGAAAAACGAATGAAGAATTAATAAAGTGGAGCGAGCAGTATGAAGTAACCTATCTTGATAAAAAGTATTCAAATTGTAGCTATCATTTCAAAGATAGAGATGCAAAAACAGTAGAAGTTCTTGTAACAAATTACAAATGGGAGGGATTGTATTGCCAACAGATGAAGCTAGATCTCTAGACGGTGAATTTGATAGATTTTTGGATGTTTATCCGGACTATGACTTGTCGTTGTTACCTTCTTGGATTTCTTGTGATATAGAAAACGCAAGGGTATATGGAAATAGGAAAAGATGTATTATTATGCCAGATGGCCAGAAATATCACATGGATAATAGCCTGAATGATATGAATGGTAGAGATTGGACTTTGTTCATAAATTCAGTTTTTGCGACGAGATACCCGACCAGGGGAAAAGAAAGCTACGCACATGAAATCCGAAAGATACATCCAACGCCGAAACCTCCACAGTTAATGAGAGACTTGATTCTTTTCTTTACCAAAGAAAATGAAATTGTTCTTGATACGTTTATGGGAGTTGGTGGTACATTGCTCGGAGCAGCGTTGGCTGGACGAAGAGCAATAGGTATTGAGTTAAATCAAGAATACATAGATGCTTACAAACGGGCTGCAATCGAACTAGATTTACCAGAGTATCCGACAATGTGTGGCGATTGCATAAGCCTCTTGGAAAATGACGAATTTAAGAATTTGCTTGGGAATGATCAGATCAGTTTGCTCCTAATAGACCCGCCGTACGGTAACATGATGAGCAAAGAAAAAACCGGAGGCGATATCAGTGTTTATGGAAAGACGTCTACTCCTTTTACCGACAGTGCTAAAGATCTTGGTAATATGGATAAAGAGAATTTCTTGGAAGCGCTAAAAAAGTCCGTTGAACGTTCGTTACCATATATAAAGAAGAGGGGATATGTGGTCGTGTTTATTAAAGATTTACAGCCCTCTAAGAAAGAAGTAAATTTGCTTCATGCCGATGTGGTTATGAAACTGAATGAAATAAAAAACATATATTATAAGGGAATGAAGATATGGTCGGATGAATCTACAAAACTATATCCTTACGGATATCCTTTTTGCTTCGTTGCTAATCAAATCCATCAGTATATCTTAGTATTTAGAAAAGAGAAGTAGTTTATGCGCTACTTCTCTTTTTTTATATAATTCCTTCGTTGCGAAAAATATCGATCCATGGATCTGGTGCGTCGGGATTAACATATATATGTCCATCAATATCGATGTAGATGAGTACTCTGTTATGAGGTAAGCCATCATAGCTACCGCCAAAAATTGAAATTGCACGATATAAGTCACACTCATAATATCCAATTTCACGATCGAGAAGATAATCGGTCTCTATGTCAGCATAAGAGTCCACTTCAATAAGACCTCGAGCAAGGGTTTGAAGTTTTTTCCCCTCTATAACGGTTATCAGCATATTCGATTTGTCAAGAAATACAACATCTGGCATTGGAGTTGCTTTTGGAAGTGGTATAGCGTCACCATAGCGTGATATAAAATAGCACTTCTCACAGCCAGCATGATTGTGGAATATGGGTTCTAATCCATGATTCTCTGCAATAATATGTAAATAAATTGAAGTTACCTTTTCAGAACTCATTTCATAATGCCAATATGAAGTTGGATAAGGAATGCGAGGAAGCTGGATTCCATCTAGCTCAACTCCTAAGAATTGGCATATGTATAAAAGTTTGTTTCCTCTCGCTCGATCAACCATAGATTGAGTAATCCCGTGATGGGTGACTATTATGGGACGATTGTAACCAAGAGTTCGTAATCCAGATGCGATAACGGCTACTGTTCCAATTCCGGGATCGTGGGTGATTCTTCCGTTCTTTTCAAGCCTGACTGACATTGTAATATAATTTGGATCGGTATCGTCAATTCTTGTAGGTACTCCATATCTTGGGGGATCCATATTGTTTTTAGAATCAATCAGCTCAGCAATACTCCCAAAGGGGTGATAATTAAACATATATGGCTCTTTGCCGATGATTTTAATCCCGAGGTTAAGATAAATATTTGTCCCGAAAATATTAGTGTCCGTAGGATTACTGTGATCGGGATTATAGTCATTACAGTAAAGCATGTATTGTCGTGTGTTTGGATAAAAAATCCGCGCATACACAAACTTTATACCACGCTGAAATATGCCTGAATTTCTCGATTCTCTATCAGACGTTTTGGTTTCTTCAATAATCATTAGTGGCGTATCGTATCCATTTTGGACCGGCTTTTCATTTTGATAAAATAGCAAATAATCGCAGAAACTGGATCCGCCAGAAGCACAGCAGAGAAAGATCTGTCTAACTCTGCTGATATTTACGCCTAAAAGTTCATATACAAATGCAAAAGTGCCATCTGGATTATATAGAGGTACAATCTGTGGATCATTAATATTGATAATGTGGTGTCTAAAATCATGTGAGAAATGCGAGAGAATGGACATAACAGTACTTATCTTTGGGCATTCCTCTGTCAACAACCAAATATTGGGCATGATAAACTCCTCCTGTTATAATATTTGAACATCAAATCGTGTAGTTTGAATACTCACGTAGAAATGATTCCATCGAGCGAAGGTCTCGGTCATACATGACATAGTTGTCAAGATATCCGTTGTTTTCAATTTGGTTTTTACTTTTCATATCTATGTCTGTATACCAGCCGATGAGCTGTACATTTCTTGTTCCTTCGTACCATCTTGCAGAAATGTATATATCTTTGGGGTGATTCGAATACTGTTCGACCATTTCTAAAGCACGAATATGAAAATCTTTTGTTCTTGTCTTCACGTCTATTAGTAAACGCGGAAGACCGCTTTTGTATAGTTTAAAATCAAATTCATCACGCTCTTCTGGTGAGGAATGATCTTCTTCGAAATCAAA